GTTCGTTTTGTTTGACATAGTCATAGACACGACGTGCAATGTCAACAACCTGATCCCATGTCTCAGCAGCCTCAACTTCACGAACGATGTCACGCTCAAAGTCGTTGAATTCAACAACGACATGCGCACCCATCTTGAAGCGCAGGTTGATGCGATCAATCAGATTGAGTTTGTTGAGGTCATCGAGTTTCTTGATTCCGAAGAAATCGCGCTCATACAATGACTTGTATGCACTGGCAAAAGACTTAGACAGTCCTGGAAATTTGCGCTTGACCAGTTTCTCGATGCGCGCATCTTCAATCACGTTCAAGAAATCTTTGAATTTCTTGTCGCTTTCCTTGACTTGATCGTGCCAGCCACCTTCAGGAGTGTTCAACGCATGACCGACTTCATGACCTGTCAACAGATCATAAAGATCGCCATCCATGTCCTGCCACACAGGAAGCACCATCGTGCGATTCTTGAGGTCGAAATATGCTGTGCGAACATTCTGATGTGAGACCGTAATGTTCTCGCTCGCTAAGAGTTTAGCGAGGATCGATTTAGAAGTCTGTAAATTCGTTTTCATAAAGCCATTATCCCCCTAAAAAGCTGAAAAGTAAAGGATAAAAAACTTAATAAAATCAATAACTTACGCAAGCCCTGCTCTTTTCAGATCTTCTACTGTGACGTGGCTCATTTTCTTGAGCGTCTTTTTGACTTTTCGCTTGGCTTGCTCTAATTTAATTGAGTTCACTTTATCAGTATACCGAATCCCGTCCAGATGATCAATTTCATGCTGAACGCACACAGCAGTCAATCCATCCATTTCTCTTTCAATAAAATCGCCACCAGCTGTTTGAAATCTAACTTTTATATGATCAGATCTTCCAATTTTTAAATACAACCCAGGATACGACAAACAACCCTCTGAATAGTTAGCTCTAGCCTCCGACCTTTCTATAATAACAGGATTAAACATCACCCACGCTTCTTTACCCATGTTGATGACACAAACTCTATCCTTCAATCCAACTTGATTGGCTGAGAGTCCAAGACCACCAAGTTTACTCATTGTCTCAGCCAAAGAAAAAGCTAATGATTCAGACTCAGAATGTGGTCTAGTATTGAAATCCCAAGGAATCGTTGGGGTCTTAAGAATATCATCGTAAAAATCTACAAGTTTATAAACTTCATACTCAATTAAGTTTCCATTGTAATATTTGATCATTCTACTCATGATATCACCTGCGAGAAATTCTTTACTTTACCAAATCGTATTGTGTGTTTGAACTTGTCCACCATTTGATCAGACTTGTGTGTGATCACAAAGATGTTTGTTCCTTCATTCATCATATTTATCAGCTTCATGAATTCTTCAGTACCATTGATGTCAAGAGAACCATCAAAGACCTCGTCGAAGATGAGCAGATTAGTATTGACACTGTTCTTTAGTTTGGCGACCGACCTCCAAGTGAACAACAGTGCTAAATCAATACGTTTCTTTTCACCCTCTGAGAAGTTTTCATAACTGAAATCATCTCGGTGACGAGACTTGATGGTCTCCTTGAATTCTTCGTCAATGTTGAAGTTGACGAAGAAATCCATCGCAGCCAAATACTTGTTTACCAGTTTGTTTATGACTGGCACGTATTGCTTAATGATTTTCGACTTAATCCCGCCATCTTTAAGCAGCTGCGCGACAATATCATGCGTTAGTAGTGCGTCTGATACGTTTTTTCGTTTTTCGTTGAATGCTTGTAAATCGTTGAGTAGAATTTTGCTTTGTGCTTTGAACTCATCGCTCATTGCTGGTTTGCTTTCTATTTCTTCAATTTCTCGTTCAAGTTTCGCAATGTAGTTTCGAACCTGCTTACGAGAAGTATTAATGCGCACAAGATCTTGTTCAAGAAGTTTGAGTTGTTTTTGAGTTGCTTTGATGGTATTGATTCGCTGTAGAACGGCATCACTCTCTTCCTTCAGTTTGTTTAGACCATCATTGAGTTCACTGATTTTACTATTACATGTATGGACTTTTTCTTCTTTATTGTTTATCGCTTGATCGCAGGTTGGACAAGTCGAATTTACCGAATAAAACTCGATATCTTTCTCGAGCTTCTGTATATTCCCTTCGATCTTTGCTTCTAGTTGATTGAGTTTGTTGAACTTTTTAGTTACTGTTTCATCTTCTGAGACTTCGATTGATAAATTTTCAATTTTTGCTTCAATATCTGTCGCTTCGTTTTCGAATTCCGAGAGTGATGCCTTATTTTCTTTGACTTCGGTTTTCTTTGCGTCTACGATTTCTTTTGTGTTTTTCTTGAGTTCGTCTAGATGTTTCTTATGTAGTTCAATTTTGTCTTTCGTATTGTCAATTTGAATCTTTAGTTGTGCTGCTTCGTCCTTATATGTATGTAGGCGACTTTTGACCACTTGATTCATCGCACTGAAGATTTGAATGTCCAATAGATCCTCAATCACAGTACGACGGTCAGCTGCTGACAGCTGCATAAAAGGTGTAAAATTCGTTGAACCCAAGATCACGATTTGCGTGAATGACTTGTAGTTCATCTTGAGAATATTTTTCTCTAGTTGATCTTGATAGTCTTTAGATCTTGCGTCTTGATTCAGCAATTCACCATCAGCATAGATTTCAAAGACATTGGGTTTGATCCCACGAATGATCTTGTATGATCTCTTGCCAATAGTAAACTGTATTTCAACGACGCAATCTTTTTCGTTGATAGAGTTTACAAGTTGTGGCTTGTTGACGCTTCGAAATGGCTTGCCAAACAATGCAAATGTAATGGCGTCTAAGAAAGTTGATTTGCCAGCACCGTTCTCACCAACAATCAGCGTTGTGGAGTTTTCGTTGAGTTTGATCTCAGTGAAGACATTTCCAGTTGATAGGAAATTCTTGTAACGAACAGATTCAAAAACTATCAAGCAGTTGACTCCATTGACATGGCTTCATTATAAACTTCGCGCAAAACAGTCTTTATCTTATCTGATTCTACTGGCAAAGTCAACCCGTCAACATATTTGTTTAAAATTGTAATTGTATCTTCTGCTTGATCTACATCAACATCCTCTGCGTTTACAATCTCAGAAAAGTCTTCAACGACTGACAATTCTTGTGGTGCAACTTTAGTGATAGAATCGATCAATGTATCAAACAAGAAAGAGTTATTTCTTTTCTCAACGACAATCTTGAGATACTTGCCAGTCAAATAAGAATAGTCAGCATTGACGATGTCATTGTAATACATGTCATCATCATTGTAATGAATCTTGTAAAACATTTTATTTGGATTTGGGATAAAAATCAATTCACGAGTTTCGGTGTCGAAAATATGAAACCCACGTTCATCGTTGTAATCCGCCCAAGTCATTTCACCTGGAGTTCCAACATAAGTGATATTGCCTTTGTTACTTTTGTGATGAAAGTGTCCAGAAAGAACGATGTCATATTTCTTGAGAAGTTCAGCGTCCATACCTTCATGGCAGATGTTTCCACGATCCATCTCAAATCCAGCAAGTTCAAAGTGCCCAAAACAAATATCATTGGTGCTGTTTGAGATGAATTCTAAAATTTCTTTTTCATTATCTTTACAGATCCAAGGAATGAAATCAATTCCTTGCCAAGAAGTTGCTTCGTTATAAACAAATACATTGTCTTGAAAATCGCCCAGAAGTAGTTCAGGTGAGTTTACTTCAAGAGTATTCTTGAAAAAGATATCATGATTGCCAAGAAGTGCATGACACTCAATGTTATATCGTGAGAATGGCTCAAAGAAATACTTGCGGCATAGAGCAAGCGTTTGGAATGAGATATATTTGCGGCGATCAAACAGATCACCAAGCTGAACAACATGCTTGATATCGTTTTCTAGAAGATATGGAAAGAATGTGTTTGTATAAAAATCACGATAATGATTGTGGAATGCTATTGAGTCGCCTCGCATTCCATGGTGTGTATCACCCAGAATTGCTATCTTCATCTACAAATTTCTCCAATCCTTGCTTCTTGGCTTTCTTTGCTTTACGAGCATTTTCCCAATTATCAATAAACTCTGTAATGTTATCATAGAGTTCAAATTGTCTAAATGTTCCGTCTTCGTTTTGATTCAATTCATACTCATCAAGAACACCAACATTCTCAGTTGCTTTATATTTGACGTACAATTGTTTCTTTTCTTTTTGAATGCGACGTAAGAATGCATAATACGTTATTTGAGTAAAATAAGCAAACGGATTGCTTGATTTTGCTGGGTCAAAATTGTCAACATACATCACGCAGTTTTCAATTGCATCAGCCACCATTTCATCGCGAAAGGTATATGACAAGAAATTGGGTTTGTGTGAAAGATTTTCAGCAATCTTCATAAAACACTCAGCGACGTATCTTGGAATCTGAGGTTTTGGTTGCCCAAGCCTTTTTGCTTTCCGAATTGCTGTTCGATACTTTGTCATCTCACGAAGAAAGTCTTTGTTATTAATGTAATGATTCTTAGCCACGATTTATCCTTTAGTGCACTGGTTTGTCTTTTTTAGCTTGCATTGCATCAAGAATTGATACAACCTTTTCCATTTTTGCTGCAGTTTCTGAAAGTGCCTCTTTATGTGCTTTGACTTTTGCCTTCTTTTCAGCTTCGTCAGTATAAAAAAATCCACACACATAATCATACTGCTCATAAAATTCTGACCTAACAGGTGTAACAAACAAAACATCTTCTGTTGGTATTTCAACTTCTTTTAACTCAATAATACTTTGAGGAAGATACTCTTGCAGTGAAAGAATTTGTCTTCCTTCTTCAAAGGCTGTTTCCATTTCAACACGAAGTGGATTTTGAATCACAATACATTCTTCTTTGTATGTCACCATTCCAATTAAATCTTCTGGATAAGAACCGCGAAGCCTGACAAATTTTAAATCATCATAGTTCTTTCCGTATTCTGGTGTAGGTTCTGACATTAGTTAATCCTTACGTTGTTTGTAGTAAATGTAAACTTTTCTTCGCTGTAAATTTTGACACGTTCTTCATAATGCTTTAATGTAAAGTTTGTATACGGACCATAGCGGAGATCATCAGCAATATCATAGAGAACAGCTTCTTCTTTGTTCTCGCCCAAACGTAACACACGACCAATAGATTGTAACGCTCGAATCTTACTCTTTGTTGGAGAAGAGAATATAATATTATGTAGGTTACGAATGTTAACGCCAGTTGAGAACGTTCCGAAACTTGCTACAATGATTGCATCGTTTTCTTGTTCGGTGATGTGTCTCACTGCTTCACGATCTTCTGCTTCAACCCCACCATGAATAAAAAACACTTTTCTATTTTTTGCTAAACTCGTTAACAAATCATATAATATTTTACCGTGTTTTTCTACATAAGTAAATAAAACTAACGTGTTTCCTTTTAAATTTAAAGCAAGATCACGAATGAAGTTATTTCTACCCTCATGTTGAACTAAGAATGCCATTTCATCTTGATAAGTGAAACCTTTGACTGACTTACAGACTACTTCAGGATATTTGAGAACAATGCATTTGATATTAAAATTAGCAAGTTGTTTACGCTCAATAAGTTCTTTTGTAGAAATTACCTTGAAAACTGGACCAAACAATCCTTCAAGAACTAATTTATTGACCTTGCTATCATCCAATGTTCCTGTGGTGCCAATGCGCACATCACAGTTGATGAGTTTGGTCATAATCGCGGTTAACGACTTGGCTTTGAATGTATGTGCTTCGTCGCCAATGATGAAATCAAACTGAGAGAAATACTTCTTGGGCATCTCATAGATGCTTTGCCAAGTTGAGATGACCAGATCACTGTCTGGAATTTTACTCTCGCCGCCATAAATTTTCTGGCAGTGTTTCTCTACATCCCATCCATTTACAGATGAATAGTTCGCAAAGTCACTATACATCTGAGTGACAAGATTGATCGTAGGAACAATTAACAATCCGCGCTTTTTACCTGTATTCAACAGGTGGCGAATCATCACATAGATGATGAGTGATTTGCCCGACGCTGTTGGTGAAACGAGTACAGTTCTTTTTTTCGTAAGTCCATAACTGGAAGCCAAATATTGATAGTCACGAGGTTCAATAGGTAAAGATAGCGCAGACGCAAGATTTTTCGTGTCGATCGGATAGACTTCCTTGTCTTCTTCGAATTCATAAGAGTAATTCCTTTGTTTGCAGAATTCTCGAATATAACGTTCGAGACCTGCATAAATTTGTTTGGTGCGGAGATTCAACAGCCGAATTTTGCCGTCCCAATATTTATTCTTAAACGCTGGCGAAAATTGATATCCAGGAGTGGAAAATGTGAAAAAATCTGACATTTCTTGCAGAATGCCATCATCAGCTTCTATCTGAACATAGATGTTATTGATTTGTTGAACCTTCACATCACACATCAACGAGCACCCTGTATGAACTTCTCCCAGCCCATGTATTCTTTCAATTGCCACGTGCGATTGTTAAGTTCTTTCATCACGTTTTCACAAAACTTAGCTGCTTCTTCATGGTATGCTTTTTTGCGTTTGAGTTTGTTTAAATCATCATCACCATCAAGATAAACAGAGATGTCAGACTTGAGCGTGAAACGGAATGGCTCCCATCCAAGTTTATCCAATTCTTCTTGGTCTAACTTGCCAGTGTAATACATCCACTTGAGCCTTTTGACTTTATCCAATTCAAGACCTGCTCTTTTTGCGGATAGATTATGCAAAGACAAGTATTTGTTATATTTGTTGTGAAGTAATGGAATGCGCAGGATCTCTTTTCCTGGCTCCGTTGTATCTACATCGGAGTCTTTTTCCCACTGTTCCATGATTGCTTCTAAAGGAGGTGTTTCAATTTTCATACATATAAAATACAAAAGTGCACAAACAGAGTATCATTATACTATTTTTTAATGATAAAGTAAACCTAAAGCAAGAGCTTGACTAATAGTTAACAAATCGGTATACTAGACTATGTCGAGGATGAATGGGAAATTCTATCTAATTCTTTCATAATCATAATAACTGAAGCGGAATGTAGCGTCAGAAATTGCTATATTCTCAGCGGTATCAGTTGTGTTGAACAATATTGTTGAAAGTGTTGTTGGAAAAATGTCGTAGAATTTAACACGAATATTTGGATTGTTTTTGTTAGTGTAAATTGTTAAAATTGCATTTCCATACTGAGGTCTTTTTTCAAGTTGATCTCTAAGAAACTGAGTGTCAACTGTTGTTGATGAACGAACTGCTTGTTTAGCTGTTCTTGACAAACCAACATATTCTTTGAAGTCTGTCGGAAATGTAATTCCTCTCATCCAATCATGCAATTCTAACCAAGTTCTTAGATCTTCATCCACATAAAATGTGATATTGAACGTATCATAAATCAACTTTTCTCCTGGAACATACAAGTCAACAAATGGTGTTGAACGAATAACTTCTGTCAATGAAACACCAGGGAAATTTGCAACTTGACAAAAATATGTTACCCCAGGAAGACGATCAAAAGTTAATCGAAATTTGGTACTTTGAAGTAGATCTGTGTTTTCTGGATTACGAGTTAGTATTGTCATTATTTCTTAAACGTCCCAGCAGTTGAACCTTTAGGAATATATGATCTATTCCATTTCTTGGTTTTGTATCTTTCATTACAAATTTTATCGCAGAAAAAGAAATCTTTTGATACGGGTTTCCCGCAATGCAAACAAGAGGGACTATTTTGTTTATTTGTCATCTAGTATTTTCCGTAGATCGATAATCTTTTCTTTTTCAATCAGCTCGATGATAAAATTTGTCAGTTCAATCTCCTTGCGAATGAAAAACATTTTATTGTTTAACTTCTCTAGACGCTCGGTATAGTAAGCCAACTCGCGCTCTTTCTCAGCGCGAATATCCTTCAGATCTTTGAGAAGTATAATCTTCGCCATAAACTATATTTAGGTAAATTGTATGCCTCTAGCTTCGAAAAACTCATAGTCTTGTTTATAGTAATTTGTAGCAAATTGTTGACATGTTTTGAAAATATCTGGTTCTTTGGGGTGAATAGTTGTATTTGCTTTAAATGTGAGGTTTGGAATGAACTGAAATTTGAGTAATAGATTTTGTACTTCATTGTCATAGTCATAAAAATTGAGTAGCTGTATGGATTTATAATCTAGCCAGTGAACTTGAGGTTTTAGAAGCCAGTTAAATTCTAAATCTAATCCAGGATCAAACAAAGAAAAATTTTCTAACATTTTGCATACTGAATAGTTGTCGACTACGCTAGTTTGTTCTTCTGATAATCGATCAGGTCTTTCTGGGTTAGTTCCTGTAATGATTCGGAACATATCTGGTTTTCGTTTTTGTTTTATAAACAGCAATGCGCT